GTGGACGTCATCAGCGACTCGGCGATGCGGCGGCCCTGGAGGGCGGCGCCGTGAGCCGTCACTGGTAGTCCCCGTAGGCGGCCAGTCGCACCGACCGCACCCGTCCGCCGGTGGCAGAGGGTGGGGTGAGCATTGCCCAGTCAGCGTCGGAGATGTACAGCGTCCCGTCGGCCACCGCGTCGGCCCGCCGGTAGGCGTAGTCGTCGACCGACTCCTGCATCTTGCCTTCGGGGTTGCTGAGCTTCCGCGCGATTGACGCCGCGATGGCGCCGACCACTACCTCTTGCGGCAGCTTCTGGTCGGAGATCAGCGCGTCGATGCCGGGGCGCCGGTAGCGGATCAGCGCCGAGAGCTGAGTGATCCACTGGCCTACCGCCATCACCTCAACGGGCGACAGAGGCCGCATGATCTCGATCTCGACGTCCTCGGCGACCGCCAGCGGGGAAGTCATCGCACCTTCCTTGCGTCACGGCGGGGCGCGGCGGCCCAACCGGCACGCACCATCTCGGCTGGAACTTCGCTGATCGGAGTCAAATCACCCGTCGGCCTGGCGGCGTTGAACACTTGCTCTACCGGCGCCAGCGGATCACGCCGCAGCCGGAGGGTGGGTGCGTCACGTCGATACATGCCGCACCCACCCTCTCGGCTTACTTCGCGGTTTCCGGCGTCGGCTTGCCGGCGAGAACGCCGGCGACCGTGTAGTGCGAGTTCGGCGTCTCGTCGACCTTGACGCCTCGGAACCCCTGCTCGAGCTCCTTGTCCACGGCCTGCTGGACCTGCTTCTCGGGGGCGGTGGTCTTCTTGGCCTCGTCAGCCATGGGGATCAGTTCCTCTCTCGGGTCAGGCGGCGGCCGGGCGGAGAGCCGCGACCGGGTAGCGGTTGGCCTCGACGGGCTGGTCCCGGTTGATGAGGTTGGCGACCTGCCAGCCGACGCGGAACGTGACGCGCAGGAAGGTCAGGTCCTGCTGGAACGAGTTGTAGACGATCGCCCCGGTGTTGTCCTGGATCACCGCGTCGTTGGAGACCTTGAGGGTGATGTCCTGACGGACGCCGATGACGAACTGCGACCAGTCGCCGGTGAACAGGCGGACGCCGGTCCCGGCGCCGGTGGGCCACAGGCCGCGCATCGGGTAGGCGACGGGCAGCCCGTCGAAGGTGCGGAGGTCGCCGCTCGCCCGGCCGTCGTCGAGACGACGCCCGTCGGAGCCGCGAGCGGACCGCAGGCGGGCCTTCGCCGAGGTGGAGGCGACGAAACCGTTGACCTCGAACCCGTCGGCCTCGACGGCGGCGTAGGCGTCATCGATGTCGGCGTAGAAGCCGCCCTCGGCGGCGGTAGCGCCCTCGGTGACCGAGTTCCCGGCCGCGACCGCGGAGGCGAGGATGTTCGTCGGGTAGGAGGCGGGGGCGTTGGTGCCGAAGAACACGGCCCCGTCCAGCGCCCGCCCGACGGCCTCGGTGAGCAGCGGCACCGCCTCGTCCCAGATGTTGGCGTCCATGTCCGCCATCACGTTGTCCGGAACCGGGACGATGGTGGCGATCTCCTCGATGTTGAGGAACTTGTTCTGCCAGTTGATCTCGGTGGTCTGCTTCATGCCGGTGTCACCGGTCACGAAGTAGGCGGTCGGCAGCGCCGAGAGGACCGGGAAGCGAACCTGGTTCCGGCCGACCGGGATCTGCCGGAACATCTGCAGCGCCGCGGACTGCTCGGTGGTGCTGCGCAGCATTTCCCGGGAGACCTCTTCGGGGATGAGGGCTGCCGCGTCGGTGCGCGAAACGATGTTGTCGTAAGGCATGGCTAGGTGACTCCTGATCTACGTGGGGGTGTGGTTGCAGCGAGCCCCGCGCCATGCCGGGTGCTGCGTGAACTACCGCCGGATGCCGACCTGGCGCCGGATCAGCTGGTTCATGTCGGCCGGCTTGTCGGCCGACTTTCGTGCCCCGCCGTCGAACGACGGCAGTCCTGCCTGTGCCGCGGGAACGAGGCGTTCCACGGCCGCAGCGATGGCCTTGCTGTCTGGCTCTCCGTCGTCCCCGACGAAGCGGGTGAGGTCGACGAACTCGAGCACTGCGGTGGTGTCTACGTCCGGGTTGCGGCGGGCTGCCGCAGCGTCGAACGACGTGCGGGCCAGGCGCTTGCCGAAGTCGGTGATCGCGGATGTGCGTCCACGAGCCTCGGCCTCGGCAACGGCCCGCTCGGCTTCCGTCATGGACGCCCGCTGCTGCGCCTCCAATTCGCGGGCGGCCTTCTGGTTGTCCTTGGCGCGCTGCTCCCATTTGCGGGCTTCGGCCTTCCAGTCGGTGCCGTCGTTCGGCTCCGCGGTCGGCTCGATGGGATCGGTCGGCTCGGTCGACTCGGTCGGCTGTGCAGCCGGGGTGGGGGTGGGCGCTGGCTCGGTCATGCGACCACCTTGGCCATACCGAGAGCCGTGCGGATCTCAGCCGCCTCGGCGCGGCGAATATTCAGACGCTCCTCGACGTTGCTGGCACGTTGCCTCGTGAGATTCAGGTCATTTTCGAGATCCTGAATCAACATCTCGTACCGCTGTAGCGCGTCCCGGAGGATGTCGCGGACTGCTTCGGTCATGTGCTTGCTCCCATGCGGGAATGCCCCGGTGCCGTGCGGCGGCGGGGTGGTCTAAGTGGCCGAGCGACTGCTAGGTTGACGTCTCTGCACAGCCCGGCATGGAATGCCGAAGCGTCCAGGACGTTGGGCACCTGGCAACCGGACCGTCCCTTGGCTTGATCGCGAGGGGCGGTCCGCTTTATGCGGCGACGAACCCGGCGTCTGCCAGGTTGCGGATCGCCTGATCGCGGTTGACGCGATGGACCAGGGACTCCATGAACGTCTGCGGACTGACGATCTCCGTCAGGCCCGTGGCGGCGTCCTTCGCGGCTTGCCGTTCACCGGCCAGGCGCACCCGGTAGTTGTCCCGGGAGGCGTTGACCGCCTTCACGAGGTCCTCGCCGTCGCGGATGCGCTGGGCGACGCCTTTGCCGAAGTGCTCGTCCTGCTCGGCGGGCGACAGCCCGTCGAAGTAGGCGCGGGGATCAACGAGGCGCCCCTCAGGGGCGGCAACCGTCGATGGCAGGTGCCTGCAGTCGCAGTTCAAATGGCGGTCGAACGCTTCCTGCATCCGGTACTGGGCTCCTGCCAGGACCGCGCATCGACCGCAGGACGGCGGGTTGAGCACCCGCGTGTACCACTGCACGTCCGGGCGGATGATTCCGTTGGCCGCCGTGGCGAGCCGGGAAGCATCTGCGACCTGGGTTCGGCCGATGCCCTCAAGCAACGTCAGTCCGCGAGCCAGCGCTACATCGCGGGCGCCGTTGCCGATCTCCCGCTTCACCCTCGCAGGCACCGTGGCCAGCACTTCGGGCAAGGGCAGTCCCGAACTACCTCGGGCGAAGGCCAGCGGCTCCACGCGGCCCACAGAGGGGGCATTCATGCCCTGCTCGTCCAGCACCTCGCCCACGTAGCTGCCGGCCTCACGGGCACCCGCCACCTGCATGGCGGCTACAGTCGTCACAGCGTCGGTGGCGATGCCTGCCCATGACTGGTCGATGTCGTCCAGCGACATGCGCCGCCACAGCCTGCGCAGCTCCAGCACGACCGCGACCGACAGTCGCTGCCCGTACTGGTAGAAGGCCACCGAGGCGTCAGGAAGCGTCTGCTGCGTCGACACCGGTCACCAGCGGACGAGCGATCCGCGCCAGCGTCGCATCGAGACCGACCTCGCGATCCTCGGCTTCGAGCCGCTCGATCTGCGTGGCCGTGTACCCGAGATCCTCGCGGGCCTGACGCAGCGAGACGATGCCCGTCTGGAGCTTTTTCACGGTCGCGTCCGTCAGCTCACCCTCGGTGCGGTACTCCGGGTTCGAGAAGATCGTCTCCATGAACATGTCCTGCGGGTTCGACAGGCCCGCGATGGACCGGGCCATCCGCAAACCGTCCTCGAGCCCCTCGCCGAGCGGCCGGCGGCGCTGCTTCACCTTCGAGACCAGGCCGGCGCGGGACGCCTTGAGCGTCTCGCCGTTGATGTTGTTCATCTCCCCGAGCAGATAGTCGGCGGGGGTCCGGCTGCGGGAGGCGATGTCCTTGACGTCCTCGCGCTTGGCAGCCGAATACGGGTCCAGCGGCGCCGCATCCCACTGCCCAAACGCAGCCTGCTCCTTGGACACGTTAGTCGTGACCATGCGGTTGCGGCCCACGTCGATCGGGGGAGAGGGGTTTCCGTCGTCGTCCTCTTCAGGCCACCCCGACGCCCACTTCTGCGGAAACGCCCCGTAGTCCTGAGTGATCAGACGATCAGCGAGGGTCTTGTTGATCCGGTCCTGAATGTCCGTCAGGTCCGCGAGCTCGCTGATGCCGCCCGTCAGCAGGCGAGGATTGTTCGGCAGCTCCACCAGAGGCACCGCGTTCAGCGGGTTGCGGCGCAGGCCGTTCTCTTCCTCGCCGGGGACCAGACGCTCATCCCAACGCGGGGACTGTCCAGCGGACGGAGCCTTCGCCTTGTACTTGTGGATGAACCCCGGCAGGTACAGAGTCGCGTGGATCTCGCCGGTCCAGTCGTCGTCCCACACCTTGAGCCCAGCGGCCCGCACCCGGCGATTCGATCCCGGCTCGAACTCGACGATCGCCTGCGACGCGTGCTCGATCCAGATCTGCGGGGCGGACTCGTCGGCCGGGTTCGGCGCGACCAGCAGGTAGGACTGTCCGCCGATAGCTGCCTCGAGGAACGCCTGGTCCGAGTCCGAGTCGAGGTTGTTGGCCTGCCAGATTCGCCAAGTGTCGGCGTCCGCCACGCTGTCCCGGCCGAACCGGAAGCCCTCGACGTTGATCAGCTCGACCTGCGCGTCGACCACAAGACCCGAGTAGTTCGATCGCGTCATCTGCAAGACGCGGCGGAACTCCTCCCGGGCCTGAGGTGCTAGCCACGGCAACGGGTGGTCGCCGCGGTAGTAGGCGTCGTAGAAGTCGATCTCGTCGCGGCGCTTCAGCAGCCGTGCGTAGAGCCGAGCGACCCACCATTCCGGGCTCTGAGGAACCAGCTCCACAAGTAGCCGCCCCTCAGGTCTCAGTATGATCTTGTGCGGCCGGTGACGCGGGTCAACGTCGACTTCTGTTTGACGCCCCACCCGTCTTTCAGAGCGTCAGCGGCGGCTTCGTGACACAGCACCGAGGTCACAGCGGCGTCGATCTTCTGGTGCTGGGCGGGCTTGCCGAGGATGAAGCGGTCACCCGGCTTGGCGACCTTGCGGGCGTTGGCGATGTGCACGGCGGTGATCGGGCAGCCGTCGTGCCGCAGCGCCCCGGACCGGAGATCGGCCTCGAACCGCACCAGCGATGCGTGCACGGCCCGCGTGCGGGTCTGGCCGCCCATCTGCCACGGAACGAACGTCTCTGGGCCGTGCTTGCGGTCCCACAGTTCGATCTCGGAGATCCACGACGTGGGGTCGGTCGGGTCGTTGAACCCGGGGTCGCAGTAGATCCGCTCAAGGCGGTATGTGTCGGCGAGCTCGGCCCAAGCGTCGTGGATCTGCAACCGGGGGATGCGGTTGCCGTGCTGCGCCGGGTTCCAGATCATCGGCTCGTCAGTGGCCCGCCAGCGAGGCGTGAACTGGAAGCCCTGCGCCGTCTCTAGGCGAATCGCGGTGTGGTCGTCATTCTCGCTGCCGTCGAAGCCGCCGCAGACGCTCGTGCCCGGCTCAGGCGGTGGCAGCCAGTACACCGGCCCACGCGCCTTCCCACAGCTCCTCGGCCAGCCAGGCACCGGCACCCTGCACGACCCGACACCCGAAGAACCGCTCCGCCTGCGCAGGGTCCTTCTCGATTAGCTCCGCAGCCTCGGCCTCGATGCTGTCCAGATTCACGTGGTCGGAGCCGGCGTAGACGAACTCAAGAATCTTGCGCCGCTCCCGCTTGTCGAGGAACCGCAGCTTCGGCGGGGGCACCCGGTAGAACTTGAACACGTCCTCGGTCTGAGACTCGAACGTGGCCTGCCCGACGCTGTTCTCGGCCGGATCCCACGGGTTCGTGTGCTCCACAACCCGGCCACCCATGCCGGCCGCGCCGCGGCGCTGGGTCTCAGCGACGTTCCGCATCTTGTTCGACGTCGTGTAGGTGCCCGTCTCGTCCTGGAGGGCGAACGAGATCGGGTTGCCCAGCCGGGACAGCGCCGAGGACGTGACGGCGTCGATGCGGTCCATGTCCGGGTCGTCGCTGTTGCCGACGATGCGGATGAAGTTCTCTCGCGGCTTGAGCGTGTGCTTGAGCGGGCCCAGGTGGATCATCGCGACCAGCGGCCGGTAGACGTTGTCCACCTGCTCCTGCGACGTCGCCGTGAGCTGGATCAGCGGCGACGGGTGCCGGATGCCCTTGGGCTCACCGGACTCGTAGTCGAACGTCCACCCGCACGGACAGCCGCCGTCCCGTTCGCAGTCGTAGACCTCGCCGGCCTTCGCGAACCCGCCGAACACCGTCGGGCCCACCGCCTCGGCGGCGGTGATCGTCGCCGCGTCCGGGCCCTTACCAGACTTCTGCGGTCCCACCACCAGCGATCGGCGGTAGGTGAACGCCTGGTTCAGCAGCGGCCGCTCCGGGATCCACTTCGCGTCCTCGCGGATCCGGTAGTGGTTGGCGGTCACCCAGAACTGCCAGTCGTACTTGCGGAACGGCTTGCCTCGGGAGAACCCGTCCGGGACCCGGCAGTGCTGCTCGGTCCAGCCGTCTAGCAGGTCCCCGAGGGTTGGGAAGTCGACGTTGCCGACCTGGTCACTGTGCATCAGCCGACCGCAGGCGACGAGGGCGAGACGGGACAGGCTCAGGAACGCTCTCAGCGGCCTTGTCAGCCGCCTTCGCGCCCACCTCGTCCACAGCGACCTTCCAGCCCATCTCGGACAAGCCAGCGGTCGTCAGCCCGATCTGGTCGGCGAAGCGGTGCAGCGAGTTCTTGTCCGCCGCCGTGGCATCCGACGACTCGCAGATCACCGCGGTCCGCACCCACATCGCCACCGTGTACGACCGCCACCGCTCCGACGGCATCGACCAGGCGCACGCCTGCGGTGTGGACCACGCCCACGCCCACAGCTCGAGCTCCCGATCAGCAACCTGCGTGGTGGCGTCCTCGTCGAACACCCGCACCGGGCGCTTGTCCACGACCTCGGTGTAGAACACCGACCGGCGAGGCAGCGAGAACTCCGGCACCTCACCCGCGAAGCCTTCGGCAGGCAGCGCGGTCAGCTTGTACCCCCGGGCATCGGAGCGCCCCGAGGCCGGGTCGGCGGCAGGGCCGGAACGGTTACGCGCACCACCGCGAGCCACAGCCATCACCACCAGTGATCAGTAGGGGAAGCGGGCTGAATGGGCGGCGCATAACCATGCGGGGTCCAGGACGTCTGAACCCTTCAGACCCCCGAGACACCTCCCGGCGGTCCCGATGATCTTGGTCCCCCAAGGGGTTCCCCCCCACCCCATGCATGATCTTGGATGGTCATGCATGGATCTTGGTGCACTGGGGTCACCGACCGTCACGGTCGTGGGCGGAGCGGCCGGCTGCACTGCGGTTGCACGTCACATGCTCAGGCCCGCCGTACTCACCCGGTGCGATGTGGCCGAGGTCCCAAGGCTCGCTCGGACTGATCAGCTCACCGCATCGCCAGCACTGCACCGTGCCGGTAGCTACTCGCGGTGCCCACTGGGCTCGCAGCTTGTCGTGCACCGTGTCGTACCCGCGTTGCCTCGGCCCTGGCCTTGCGTGCTGGGCGCAGGGCTGGAAGTTCGGGCACCCGGGTTGCGGGCAGACTCGAGCGGCCCGTGCCATCAGGCGGTGCGACTGCTGCGGCTCAGGCTGGCGCACAAGTGACACCGCTGGTCCGTGCAGGGCTGGTCGCAGTGCTCGCAGGTGTAGGCGGTGAGCCGGCCACTGGGGCCGTCCACGTCCACCACGTACTTGGCCAGACCGCAAGGGCACAGGATGAAGGGCTCAGCCATCGGCGTGCTGCCTATGCGCGAGAGCGATGGCGGCCACGGCTGGCGTGGTCTCGCGGCCGAGCTGCTGGTCGCGCTTGATGCGCAGCTTCGCGGCTGCCACCTGCGCTGGCGTCACGCGGATAATGCGTTCATCCATCGTCAGCTCCACACTCCCGCGTCGTGCAGGACGGTCGACGCTGCACCAATCAGGTCGCCGGTGATGTAGGCGAGGTGCTCTTCGCGAAGGCGGCAGCCGTTGCCGAGGCGCACATCGGGGTTGATGTCCATGCGGTAGACGACGAGCGCGGCGTGGGTGAGTTCGTGGGCCACGATCTCGGTGGTGATGTGGCCGGCAACGAGTCGGACGATGCCGCCCCAGTGCTGGTCGGATACGTCGACAGGTTCGCCGTCGTTGTCATACCGGATTCGGAGAGGTGCCGGTTGGCAAACCGCGAGAGCGTCGTCGACTGAGCATCCGCTGTAGCGCTTTGCTGCGGCCCGCATGTCGTCGAGATCGTCGTGGATGAAGATGTGGAAGTAGCGGCGCGGCCCGCCGTAGACGTTGTGCGCGTGGCGGAGCGAGACGGCCAGCCTGCGCATCGCCGTACTCCCTCCGGTCAGCCGCGGATCAGGGCGACGAGGGCGCCAGCGAT